CAATATCATATCTTTCAATGGCTGACATTGTTCAAGATCACCCACAGATCCAGCAGCTATAAATGTACCAGTGGTCACCATACCACTCTGCATGGCTGGTCTCATGAACTCATATGTATCCATCATTTTAGGAGCAATACCTGCCTCTTCATGAAAAAAGTAAGTAACAGGACCACCGACACCATTAGTTGGATCTTTCTCAAAAGAAGTACCAGTGATAATACTTTTATTACCCTTATATGTATCACGTCCTCCTATCCTCACTTTAATTCTTTGTTGCCATGAGAATATTTTATCAGGTTCAGATGGTCTATACCAAGCTGTATGTTCATTAAGGAAGTTTCTGTATTCATTAAGCATTCTCCAAGAACCTTTCTCAGAAATATAATCTTTTAAACTAGCTCCTATTTTATTTACAGATCCTTCTTCAAACCAATAGGCATTAATTAGTTTAGCCATATGAAAATAAGAAGAGGCTATCTGACGTTTCTTTAGGATGGGTAGATGTTTATAAGATAGTTCTCCAAGACATTCATAAAGAGCCATGTGGTACTGAGTATCTCGTACATCAGCAAACCCAAATCTTTTTATTTCTTTATTATAAATAGGTAAAAAGTTAATCCACATGTAATAGTCTCTTGTAAGATACCATATCTTATCTCCTTCTTTATATATCACTCCATGTTTACACTTAGCTTTTTGTTCATCCCAATAAGCCATAAAGTCTTTACTCTTTAATGGAGCCTGACAATAATATCCTTGTTTTTGAAACCTTCTAGCTTCTAAATTAAACTGTTTAGAAATATTCACTGTAAAATCATACCCCTCATCAGGCCCAGCATCTTTAAACACTGACCTTACAAAGTCACGGTATTCCTCCCTTGTATAGAATGCAGTTACATCCCATACACCATTGTCATACGTAGGTATTTCTATATACATATTATTTAATTTCTCCACCAATTATATCTTCTATTATACCTATGTCACCTTTAGCTTTATGTAATAAATCTAATAGTGTATTTAGATGTTTACTTCTAAGAACAGCTGCATTCTTATAATCATTCCAATACTGATTATATTCTTCACGTGGAATAGCAGCCCATTGGTTAGCATGAGGGTTGAAATGAAAAACCCAATCATTTAAATAATCTAAATCATTAGGTTTGTAATCTGGTTCTACATCTTGGTAAGTTTCTTGTTTCATATTATTTTGTTTATTGATCATAAGCTAAATTTTGTCCTCCTCTTACAGAAGATTGTTGTTCATCCATTAAATCTTTATACACTCCTTTAAATGATTGACGTACACCATCATATTTTTCAGCCATTCTAAGTAGGGCTGATGCTGATCCATCTCTACCAAAGGTAAGAGTTTCAGTCTTCATACTCTTAGCCATATTGTCTAAAAATATTTTAATACCCTCGTATGCTCTATATGTAGGAGTTTCATACATCTTCTTACACATAGATAGGGCATGTGTAATCTTATCATCATCTAAACTAAAATCAGCATCCACTTCTTTTAGTATAAGATGTTCCTTATCTTCTTCTGGTACATCAAAGAATGGATTCATATCTGGATTGGGACAAGTCATGTAAAACAAATAACTTAGTATTTGAATATTCTCATCAGGATAGTCTTCTATAATGTCCTTTAAAAATTTTAAAGTGTAGCAATGTTCACTAGGTATCACTTTCCCATTCTGTATATCAAATAATCTAATCATTTTTTAATTTTATGTATATATCACTATTTACAGGCAGTGCTAAAGAATTATTATGATACATTATTTTACCATCATCAGACAAACCAGTTATAATAACTATTTCTCCTTCTTCAACATTTGCTAGCATTTTATTACCAAGTTTATCTTTTACTATTTTAACTTTATCACCAACTTCTATTTTTTTTTTAAATCCAATGTTTCATTATGATGTATTCTTATTTGATCACTTCTATAATGTCTCACCATACCACCATCACATAATACAACACACCATACATCATTTTCAAATGTACCACCATTTGTTACATATATAGCATATCCTTCTTTATTATTTTCTACCACTACAGGTAATGGATTTTTAAATTCTAACATTATAACTTTTCTTTTGTCTGTCTTAATAAATCTTTAGATCCATTTCTAGCTATTCCTCTAAGAAGAGATTGATTTTTTAATTCATCATTATGTATCCAACTAAATCTACCAAAATGTTTTTCTTTTTCAGACATATAATACTTACGTGCTAGTTCTGTCATATCAAGTGTTCCAGCATCATATTGGTCTAGTAATTCAGCTAATGTCTGTATATTATTTTCCTGAGTATTCATATTCTAAAATTTTACCAACAAGATCACTCCTGTGGTTATGTTTAAGTTTAATATATTTTATTTCTGGAAGTTTTTTACTAAGTTCTATTACATAACTAAGACCATTAAAGGGTTCTTTAATATCCTTCTGTTCATTGTCACCATTAATTATAATCCTACCATTCTTTCCAAGCCTTGTAAGAATAGCAAGCATTTCTGCCTTAGTAAGATTTTGTGCTTCTTCTACAATAAGAACATCATCAATAGTCTTTCCCCTAATAAACTGTACAGGAAGAGCATTTACTTTCTTTGATGTAATAAGTTCTTCAACCTTCACCTTATCATAGCATTTAACTAAGTTTTCCTGAAAGGCCTCTAAATAAGGATCAAACTTCTCATTAAGACTACCAGGTAAAAATCCTAGACTATGACCAACTTCTACAGCTGCTCTAGTAACTAATATTTGGTCACATTCTTTTTTAAATAAAAAATCAAGAGCTGTCATTGCTGAAACAAGAGATTTACCACATCCTGCTCTACCTGTAATAACTACTATTTGGTTTTCTCTAATAAGTCTCTTTACTTCTTTCTGTTCCTCATTTAATGTCACCTTATATTTAATCTCTCCTTTTAAAACTTTTTTTTCTTTTTCCATTAATGGGCTTTTAGTTTATGTTTATTATCTTCCAACCAATGTATTAAATCAATAGCTTCTTTTTTTAAATAAGGAAGGTCATATTGCACTATATCTGTGACAATAGGATCACCATTAGTATCAAGAGCACATATAGGATTGTCAAACCTATCCCGTCCTGCCTCTTCAAACAATATGTGATGAATAGTAAGGGTACCTGCACTAAGCTTAGGGTTATGCTTAAGAATAATAAACATATACATACTAAGCTGAAGAGCATAGTGGTTAAGATGACAATCATCAAGATGGTTGACAGGAGGAGCCATCTTTTGAGAGATTCCTTCCCAATTAGTATATCCTTCAACTTTTATTTCTTTATTAGTTTTATAATCAGTGATGTGTACTAGTCCATCTATCACTTCTACTAAATCAGACTGCCCACATATACCAGCAGACTTAAGATAGACCATATGTTCAGGATAGACACCATTAGTAATTTTTTGATTAGGAGAATGTTTAACTCCTTCCACCTCAATAGGTTTAAACACTGGCACTGTAGACCCATGTCTTTCCATATCAGATAGTCCACATAAATCAGCCTCTCTACAATTATGATACCATGTACCTAGTGTTGTTGCTCTAAGAGCTTCAGCTTTCCAGGCAGCTTTAATATCTTCTGGTGTCATTCCATACCATTTACTCTTCTTGCTTTTAGCAGATTTAGCTGCTATTTTATCAGCATCAAATGGTTGTTTGAAATTAGATATTAAACTAGTGACACTTAACCAATCTATACCATCTTCACTTGTATATTTATGGTTGTGTGCTGTAAACTTTAATCCACTCATATTCCTAACTTTTGGTTCAATTGATCTTCTTCTTCTTGTGTAAGAACTGCTTTCCATTTATTAAAAGGACAATTACTAGATAGACTTCTTGTTTTAAATCCTAATGAACACCCACATCCTTCTCTACGTTTATCACAACAGGGACCTGTTCCTGATATCATACAACCACCATCCTCATGTGTAAACAATGAACAATTGTAACAAATCTGCATTCTTTCATTTGCAATTTCTTCTACATCTTCTTTCTTAAATATACTATTTGTTACTCCTTCTAGTATTTGACCTTTTGCTTTCCAAATTTTTATTATGTTTTCCTTTAGAGACATTAGCTACTTTTTTATGAAGTTTAATAAAATCTTTACGTTGAGTTTCTTCTTCAATTACTTTTTTAATATTTTTTAAATCAAATAAATTTTCAGCTGTTTTAAATCTAGCTGTTATTTGTTGCATTCCTTTTTGTTTATTACTTTCTTCCCAGTTTTCCAGCCCTGTTATTTTACTATCTATCTTCCAATGTTTTATATAAAAGTCACCTAAATTAGTAAGATGAACCCTTTGATGTTTTAATCCTGATAATGATTTCCTAATTTCTTCCCAATAAAAATCTATAATATCTTCTACCAAAGATGCAGGTAGAGATAGTTGATTAGATAGAATTGGTATAAACTCTTTAGCTTTCTTTGGTCTCAACACTTAAAAATTTAAAGTCAAGAAGAATATTTCCCTGTGAATGCACTTTAATATCTGGATTAATAAATATTTTTTTCTTATTCTTTCCTTCCTTCTTAATAAGGTTTTTCTTTTCAGCTTTAGTAAGACAATTACGTACAGACTGTGTACTAGAGAATATATCTTTAGTGTGAGCCTTTGTACAAAAGCTGGTTAATTCTTGGTCTCCCTCTAAAGCCAAATAAGTGAGACAGTCTAAATCTGCCTCACTTACATTTATTTTATTTAAATAGCAGTGAGTGAGAATCTGGTACTTTACAATTTCCCATCTACTCATTTTCACTTTTTTATCTATTTGGTTTACTATGGCCATTATTATTTTTTTAACTTACGTTGAGCTGGTTCTGAGTCCTTAGGAACTAACACCTCATCTCCCACTTTAAATCCTCTTTCTATTAACTCAGGATTTTCATCAATGTCTTCCTGTGTTAAGTTGTGAGGGACAGCATCAGATGGTGGGGTGGGGTTATTCATCTGTGCAATAAACTGTAAAGCTTTAAGTTCTTCAGCTCTAGCTACAGCTAACTTAGTGTTTAATTCTTGAAGCTTATACTGTGCTTCTTTAACCTCCATCTGTTCTGTTAAGAACTTAATAATATCTTCTTTACTAGGAGGGGTTTGTTCAATTGTTTCTTCTGACATAATTGGTTTATTTTAATTGTTATATAATACCGTTTCTTTTAGCTATAGGATGACCCATATTCTCAAATCCTTTCTTAATAGACTTAAGAATCACTTTAGTAACCTTCTTTACTATCTTTTTATTCTTCTTTTTCATAGTTCAAGATCATTCTCTGGGTCAATAGAATCTTCAACATAATACTCTTTAAGTAGGGAAAAGAACTCTTTAAAAGGAGTGTCTATAATATAAGCATCCCCAGCCTTAGTAAATATAGTGGTGCACCCGTATGTATTCATATCCACATCTTCTGATGTAAGCTTGGCTGCCTCCACCATATCCATATGGAATATAAAGGGCATCCACTTACCCTCATCATCTATTCCTAATTCTGAAAGCTTAGTGGGATCAATTGTGTGACAATTTAAATTACATTGATGTAACATTATATATTGGTTTTAGGTTTATAGGATCTATGATATTCTGTATACGTAATATACTTACTTCTGTTAGTAGCTTTAATCATACTCATCCCCATCATCCTTTCAGCTATTCCATCTCTTACATCTATAACAGGAACTTGAATAATTTGTCCATACTTCTTAGTTGCTTCTCTGTAATGGGACTTTACATGTGGTGTTAGGCTCATACTATAATATACTTTAAATGTTTAAACTTAACAAATTTATAATATTATGATTTAATTTTTTTTTAAAATTTTCCACATGGTGTTAATTTGTTCTGTAATTGAGAGTGTGGGTACCTCCCCCCCACAGCCTCCCCGGCTGCCTGGCTTGAGGGGGCTACCCCCATCAAGTCTATAGGAGATGA